CGGACGAACTCTTACAATGGTCCGAGCGCAGCAGAGAATACAGCTTCAAGTACAGAATGCCCGCCCGGGTTTGGACGTTGATTTCGACTTCGAGGATATTCTCCAGAATGATGAGCTCCTCACCCAATTGCTCGTTTTCCTCGTCAATGCTGTCACACCAACAGGCCATGGCCCTGGGTTACGACAACGAGTCATCGTCGATTATCGAGCTTTGCTTCACTGCGGGACGCAATTATTACAAGCAGCAAATGCACAGGAGGTTAACGATATCGCCCATCGCTATCGCGGCCTTGGAATTCGTCGCCACAGAGGTGCCAATCCTGATGTCGGACGAGATTTCGCCGTTACCATTCGAGGAGTGGTGCTCTCGATACCCACAAATGAGGCAGACGCAGCTGCAAACCGCCGCAGAAGAGGTGCGGAGGCTCGGGGAGCTCAGGGCCAAAGACAAAATCGTTAAAAATTTCCTCAAAATGGAGGCGTCACACAAGACCAGTGACCCCCGCAACATATCGCCTCGTAGTGATCACATGTTGGGCGTGCTAGGACCTTACATATCCGCCATTGAGCACGCTCTACACGACGCTCCATTCCTGGTTAAGGGAGTGAATCTGTCCATCAGGGCCAGGAAAATGAATCCCTTGCTTCGGTACAACACTTACATCGAGACAGATTATAGTCGCTTTGACATGAGCATCAGTCGCGAACTACAACACCAGTTCGAGTCTGTTTGCCTACTGTCCGCCTTTGACTATAATGACCACAAATTGTACCATGACACCCTTATGGACACCATCACCACTAAAGGCATTAGCGATTTTGGACTTAGGTATTTCACAGACGGAGGGCGTTGCTCCGGCGACGCTCACACCAGCATTGGCAACGGTCTAATCAATCGTTTTGCCACTTGGGTCGCTCTCAAACACGTCGACCATTTTTCGATACACGAAGGGGACGACGGTGTCATCGGGGTCTATGATTCAGATCTCGAGCTTGTTCAAGAGGGCATGGGTATCATTCCTTGCCTTGGATTACAAGCAAAAGCTGACGTCTACCGCAGCATATCCCAGGTTTCCTTTTGTGGACGACATCTCCACACGGACGGACATCGCGTTATAGAGAACTGTGACATCATGCGGTCTCTCAACAAGTTCCACGCTACCACATCCCAGTGCGAGGCCAGAGCTCTTTTACTAGCTAAGGCCAGATCCTACAACCACACCGACGGCAACACACCACTTGTTGGTGCTCTCACTTACTCCATTTGTAAGTTGTTGTCCGACCAAGTGTCCACTGGCTCGCTCAAGAGAGCTCTCATGGCTTCGCGCTCCGATCTCGGATGGAACTTCACCCAATTCGTTGGGATCGATGCCGTAACTAAGTGCATGCTGACCAAACCCCTGCCACCCATGGTCACTGCCACTTCAAGGGTTTCCTGCTACTTGCGTACTGGTATTACGCCCAGCAAGCAGATCGAGATAGAGGATGAGTACAAGAACTGGCTCGACGTCGGTTTCATCCCTTCCGAGATCTCCAAATTGCATGTGGATTGGGAAGTGTCTCCAGATGCAACAGTTTACGATTACTAGACTTCTAGTGCTGAATCACTTAAAACTTGCCAGGATCGGCTGTCACCCGACGAGGCCCCCAGGGCCTCCCACATCCCGTGTAGCACCGGAACAGAATAGTGCTACCGTAATCTTGCGTGTCGTAAGAGGCGACTAAAGATAGCCCTAGCCTTCGGGAATGCCT